ACAAGCACAGGCAATGAGAATAGCAATTGAAACAAATGAGACAAAGTTTGATACTGATAGTATAGTGTTAGCAGAAAGAGTAAAAGAATTAACTCAAGAATTTGAATTAGATGATCTAGTAAAGACATTACCATACAATGAAACAGAAATAGATAACTTTTCAAAACTAACTGACTTTGATTGGAATGATTATGAGCAAGAAGATTTAAGCGATACTTTTAGTGATACAGAATATAATAAAACTATAAATGTAAAAGTAACAGGAGAAACATATAAAAGATGGTTAGAATTAAGAGATAGATTAAATGGTATTATAGGTTATGACAATGACAGTAAAGTATTAGAGTTTGCTATTATTGAAGCAATTAATATACCTCTTAAATCATTAGAATAATTATACATAAATACACACTATAAAAAAAGAAAAAGAAATACTAGAATTGTTAGACAGGATTGAAGAAAACCTAGAAACCTGTTGTAGCATAACAATGGAACAAGATAATGTATTAGAAATGGTAGATAAAATAAAAAATTTAATAAATGGAAATAATTAGACACTTATTGGGACTTTGTGGAGAGTCACATTTAAACTTAATAACATTGATATTAGGAACACCTATATTACTTTACATTACATATTACTTAAAACTATTTAGATAATGGCTAATAAGAATAAATATACATTAGAGCAAATCAAAGACGCAATAAATAAAGCAGGTGGTTTTATTTCAATAGCCTGTAAGAGTTTAGGTTGCACAAGAAAGACAATATATAACTATATAGAAAAATATCCTGAATTGAAAGAGGTGGTAAATGACATTAGGGAGCATTATTTAGATATTGCAGAAGCTAGTCTAATACAAAAGGTAAAAGATGGTAATACTCCTGAATTACTATTCTATTTAAAAACAATAGGAAAAACTCGAGGGTATGTTGAGAAACAGCAAATAGATTTATCTAGTGGAGATGATCAAATTAAAAAAATAGAAATTGAAATTATTAAACCTAAAGGGAACGAGAATACTAAATGATAACTTAAATGCTAAAACAAAGATAGTAGTTAATCAGGGCGGAACAAGGAGTGGAAAAACAATTGCATTACTACAGCTTATAATTATTAAGGCATTGCAAGATAGTGGTAAGGTATTTACAATAGTCAGAAAATCATTTCCAAGTTTAAGACAATCAGTCTTAAGAGATTTTATTAATTTATTAGTCGAGTATAATTTATATAATGAAGACAAACACAATAAGTCAGAACAGGTATTTAAATTAGGCAACAATCTTATAGAATTTGTTTCATTAGATCAACCTCAAAAAAAGAGAGGAACAAAGCGAGATATACTTTTTATTAATGAGTGCAATGAGTTATCCTATGAAGATTATTTTCAATTGATTATTAGAACAAATGAGAAAATATATATGGACTTTAATCCCTCAGATGAGTTTCACTGGATATATGACAAGGTATTAACTAGAGATGACTGCACCTTTATTAAATCAACGTATAAAGACAATCCATTCTTAGAACAATCATTAGTAGATGAGATTGAAAGATTAAAAGATACAGACAGCAATTATTGGAACATTTATGGATTAGGCGAGAGAGGTGTTAGTCAAAGTATAGTATTTCCTAATGTGCAAATAGTAGAACAATTTAATGGTCAATTATTAGGGTATGGTTTAGATTTTGGATATGCTGTTGATCCAAGTGCATTGATTGTAGTTTATAAAAATGATGACAAGTTATTCTTTAAAGAATTAATATATGAGAGAAAGCTAACTAATGACATGATAGCTAAAAGGTTTGAGGAATTAGGAATAGATAAAAGAGTGTCTATATATGCAGATAGTGCCGAACCTAAATCTATTGCTGAAATTCATAGGTTTGGTTGGAATATAAAACCAACATCAAAAGGTAGAGATAGTATAAACATAGGAATAGATATATTAAGAAGATATAAACTATTTGTAGATAAGAATAGTCATAATTTAATTAAAGAATTTAGAACATATAAATACGAAATAACCAAAGATGGAATAGTGACTACAAAACCAATAGATAAAGACAATCATGGTATAGATGCTGTTAGATATGCTTGTTTGATGAATTTAAGCAAACCTAACTTTGGAAAGTATTATATTGCATAGAAACAAAAAGTAAAAATTTATATTTAATAAAATGAGAGTAGAGTTAGTAATACCGAATGAATGGAAAGATATAACAATTCAACAATTCCAAGAATTTGAAGAAAATATATCTTCTGATAAAAACAAAACAGAAAAGTTAATAAATAGTATTTCTATACTTTGCAATGTAGAAACGAGAATAATTAAAAAATTAAAAACCAAAGATTTGCAAGAGATTGCTGTTGAGATAAATAAATTAGAACAAAAGAGACCATTACAGTTTGAATTGCAAAAGATAATAGAATACAAAGGTTTTAAGTATGGTTTAATACCTAACATGAGTGAAATGACTACAGGAGAGTTTATAGATTTAGAATCATGGGCGAGTGATAGTAAAGCAATGAAAAACTTGCATAGGATTATGAGCATATTATACAGACCAATTGTAGGTAGTATTAATATGGCAGGACAATATAATATAGAATCTTATGAGCCGACTATTGAAAAGGAAAACTTAATGTTAGACCTACCAATGGATATAGCTCTAGGGTGTGTAAATTTTTTTTTTCTTTCAGGCGGACAACTTATAAAGAGTTTGCACAGCTCTTCGAACAAACAGAAAAAGTAAATGACAAAAATGATGCTATTAGACAAGAGGGATCAAACACACTGCAAGGCAAATATGGTTGGTATAGCATTATATATGGTTTAGCAAAAGAAAATATATTAAACATTAGTAAAGTGACTAAGATACCAATTTATGAAACATTAACCTTTTTATGTTATCAAATGGATTACCAAATAGAATTAAAAAAACAACAAAAAAATAGTATAGTATAAATGGATAAGAATACAAAATTAGACAGCAACTATCTCAGTTATGAATATATAGTAAATCAGTTTCAAACAATAGGCGAGAAATCATTGGTTATTAAAACAGTGTTAGTAGGACCTATTGAAGAAATAGATATTGAAAAGCAAAGCAGAGAAAATTATCCTATTCTATACATTGAACCTACAGGGATCACAGTAAATAACTTTATTCAAACATTCTCATATAATGTAGCATTACTAGACACATTTGATCAAAACGAAAGTTATAATAACCGAAATTTAGACAATTTAGAAGGAGATGTTAATGTATCACAACTACATGCTGATTTTTCTGACATGAGAAACAAAATACTAAGCGATAGCTATTATTCTATGCAAATGGTAATATCTTCTTTTGTTCAAAACATTAAATTAGCTTCTTGGGTAAATTCAGAAGTAGATTTACAAATGCCTATAAACTTAACACCAATAGCAACACAGTATGACAATATGCTATATGGTTGGACAGGCGACTTTACAATTACTGCGAATAATAAGAATAACTTGTGCATTACTCCAATAGTTCAACAAACTTAAATATGCAAATTACTCAAGATGATTTATATAACACAATACAAGTTTTCCAAAATTATGGTAAACAAGTAAAAAGGTATGCAAAAGCAAACTTAGCACAACGAGGCAAGAAAGGAGAGTTATATAAAAGCATAGATTATAATGTCAATGTAGATGGTAAGAAAGTAAATGTTTCAATAGTTATTAATCCACCTGCTGATGAGTATTGGGCGTATGTAGAAAGTGGTGTAGAGGGTAGAGAAAAAAAACTACCCAATGTAGGCAAGAATAGCGATATGTTTGACTTGCCTAATTTTAAGTTTAAAAGACACAATATAGCTGAGGGGGTAATAGAATCATGGATTAAGAAAAAAAGCATTAGAGGGCGAGTAAATAAGAAATGGAAAGGTGCAGGAAATAGAGGTGGACAATTTATTAAAGATAAGACATTTGCATTTTTAATAGGTCGATCAATTGCAAAGAGAGGATTACCATGGACAGGTTTTTTATCACAACCAATACTAACACAAAACCAAAACTTAACCAATGATCTCTTAGATGCGTTTGGAACAGATATAATAAAGAAATTAGATTTTGAATTTAAAGTAAAATAAGATGACACTAATAATAATACAAAACCCAATATCTCAAGAAAATTTAGTATGGATACCTATATGGTGGAGAAAGCATTTAATAGTTGGTATAGGTCAAGATAGCGACATATCTGCACTATATAAGTATAAATTTGTGTTAGCTTTATATTTAGATTCAACATCAGGAACACAAATAGCCAAAATTAAACAACCTTGGAATGGGTATGAAACATCTAGTGGAGTTAACAGAAGAACATTTTTTGACATAAAAGAAATAGTTGCAAGTTATGTAAGTTTTACAACACAAGATTCTAATAATACAGATTTTGAAGATGATAAAGCAATACATTCTTTAGGCATGAATAATCCTAATAAGATTTATGGTCATAGCAATAACATTGTAAGAAAAATTGCTTTTAAAGCATGGGTAGAATATAGTGCAACAGTAAATGGTGTTCCTACAGAAGATACATCGGACACAGTAAATAATACTAATTATTTTCAAAATGCTACAGCAATACAGCCACCAGAGGCAACAATGTCAGAAATGAATCTGAATAGTCAAATTTTAGATGTGTATAATCCTAGTGGCACTTCTTCAAAATTATTGACAGATGCAGATTATACAGATGCTAAGGTTAATATCAAGTATGATTTTAGTGCAATGCAGTCAAGTGGATCAGCAGAAGATTTAAGGTTTAATACTACTAAATATGTGCAGTTTATTAATCAACAAGATAGATCAACTATTGCTTATCGACCTGCAACTAAAGCAAAATTATTCAAAATAGAATTATTCCATAGCGCAGGTGACATGAATGATACTATTACAAGTGATGGAACTACAGGTGGATCAGCAAGTCCTGTGAGTGATGAAACTAGAATCTTACACTTTGGTTGTGGTCCTCGCAATTTTCAATCTTGCACTAATTGGGATAGTGGAAATACAGATTTAGCAGATAAAATAGCTAGTGGGGATTGGTATTACTATACTATACAAACTCAATCAACAGGCGGACTACAAGGAACTGCTTTATATTATTTTGTTAATGGTAAGTATGCAAATGATAACATGGGTTGCAATATATGGAATAGGGCATTGTTAGCAGGAGACAACACTTCTGACAATTTATCTTATGTTAGATTAGGTTGGATTAATAGTTTAGGAACTTGGGATTATTTTAACTTTGCTTGTAAAAATACAGAAACAATTGAAATAAAAGAAAGAATAGACATGCAAACACCTCGAGGCATATTCAATGAAGCATATTATACAGAAAGGGCAACTGCATTAACTCACAGATCACTATCTATTGAAGCCAAAAGAAAAATGACACTACACACTGGTTATTTGTCAGATGGAGAAGGAAAATATCTACAATGGCTATTAAAGTCGCCTTTAGTTCATTTTGTTTGCATGGGAGAACAAGATGTCAGTGGAAATAACTTTATGTCTTGTCCTGTTAAATTAGATACTAAATCATTAGTTAAAAAAACTAAATTAAATGATGGTGTAAAAACTAATTACACTTTTGACATTGAATTTATAAATAAAGAATCTGTAGTAGCAAGATAATATGAGTAAACCAACAATTCAAGTAGTAGCTTATCGTAGAGCAACAAGTTCAGATTCTATATATGATCCTAAACCATACTATTTAGACATACAAGACGCACCTAACATATCGATCAATTTTAATTTTGAAGATATTAAAAACCCTGAAAGTAGAAAAACTGATTTTAGTCACACATTTAAACTTCCTATGTCTGATGTTAACAATCAATTCTTTGAGCATTGGTATAATGTCAACATAGCAAAGTTAATATACACACAAAACGAACTAATAGAAGCGCAAATTTTAGTAAATGGACAACCTGTTTTGACAGGAAATCTAAAATTGCAAGGAGTTTATAAAAAAGCAGGTTATTATGATGTTGCAGTAATAGGTAAAGTATCGACTTTATTTACTGCAGTTGGAAGTAAAACAGTTAGAGAGGCATTTACTACACCTAATGCTACTGATCCAACAATAGTAACTGAAGATGATGATTTGAAACACACTTGGACACCAACCGCTGTGCAAAATTCTTGGACAGGAGATGGTTCGGTTACCTTTAACAATACAAGTGCAGTGAGTTTAAGAGATACTACTGCAAATGTGAATAAAGTAATATACCCAATAACAGGTAGTAAAGATTTTAGGTGCGAATATGACAGCAACAACACAGCAGAATGGTTAAATAACCAAGTAGAACCTGGCGATACTAGTGGCGGTAATAGAAATTGGATGTATCATTTACCACCTGCAATACAATTAAGAACAATTTTAGAAAAGATATTTGCAAAGGCAGGTTTTAGATGGTCAAGCACATTTTTAGATAGTGGTTATTTTAGAAAGATATTTATGACTACTATGGATCATGATGAAACTGCAGTAAGATTACCTGCAGATTTAAACCCTGTCTATAATGGAAATGCCTACATGATCGCACCTACACCTGCAGAGGCACCAACTGCACCTTTAATATGGGGAGTAGACAATTGGAGTTTTATGGACACAGGAGACCCTTACTTATCGGCATCAAGTTTTAGTGGTCCTGCTGTCACTAGTGGAGAGATTTCTGCTAATGCAAATTTTCCTGATTTATATGAGTTTACACCACTAGTAACTGGAGTATATCAAATATCTATAACATCATATATAGAACACTATAATGCAGGAGATGGTAATGCAACAGGACAGATAGCTTTTGGTTTTAGTGATGGTTACTATACTATGATGCCAGTAGGTATGGTTGACATTGATTTTAATGGATTCACTGATCAATTTTTAAACATAACAACTACTGTAGGATTATATGCAAATAATACTTATAGACCAGTTATGGCTATAATCTCAGATAGTGGTTATCAATACCCTATAATTGAATTAGGCGGTAATACTTTAATCAATGGACATAGATACGAAATAACAGTTTTGCCTGAGCAAATAGGTGCTACATTTGATCAATCAGTAGTTAACCCACCTGCTGGTATTAATCCTGATTTAAAACAATCTGACTTTTTAAAAGACATCATACAACGATTTAACTTAGTTGTATCTGCAGACAAACAAGATCCTTCATTGCTTTATGTAGAGCCTTTTAATGACTTTATAGGAACAGGAGAGGTTAGAAATTGGGATCAGAAGATAGATGATGAAAAAGAACTACTATTAAAACCTACAACAGATTTAGTTAAAAAAGGAGTTCATTTTACAGATAAAGAAAGCGAAGATTTTTTAAATAAAGTAGTTAAAGAAGAAATGAGTAACTACAATGTTTGGGGTCACTATAAGCAAAACTTTAGCAATCCTTTTTCAAAAGATGGAGAGTATCAAAATAAACCAGTTTTAGCACCATTTTTAGTTAATAGAGCTATGACTAGCTGGCAGTCAGGCGATTATGATTCTAACCAAACTAACTTTGTGTTTAATAATCAAGCATCTTACAATGACAATGGAAGTATAAAAGAACAAAAATCTCCTCATAAATTATTCTATTATAATGGAATGCCTACAACATTAGATAGTCCTATCTATATGCTAAATATATATACTGAGTTAGGATCTGTAATACAGGAAATGATAGAAATAACTACTTATCCTTTGTGTTCTGCTTACGAGTTACCTGCATCTAATTTTAGTGCTAATGACTATGGGCAGATGAGAACATTGTTTTGGAATTATAATAGAAATGATTGGATGAATGCTACACCAATGTTTAATGGTTATCAAGGCGACATTCCTAACGGATTATATAATAAGTATTGGAAACAATATATACAAGAATTGTATTCTGAAGATAGTAGAATTTTAGAATTAAATATATACTTAACACCATTAGATATAGCTAATTTTGACTTTAGAGATATTATATATCTTAAAGGCACATATTGGAGAGTATTAAAACTAACCAATTATGAAGCAGGAACTACATCATCAACAAAAATGACATTGCTAAAATCTCCTGACTTAAATGGTATGGTTTGTTGGTCTGATTTATGCGACAATTTGCAATACCAAATAACAGTAGGCGGATCAGCTTTTGGTGCAGATTATTACATACAAATAGAAGATGGTTCAGGTGGTTTTACAGCATTAATGAGTCCTGAGTGCTGTGAATGTTTTGGTGGAACACCATTAGGAAGTTTGAATCCTACTTTCTGTTTAGTTTATGGCGAGTATTCAGACCCTAATGATATAACAATAACTAGCACAGATGATCCACTTGTTCCTGAGATGATGCCTGGACAACCTACAGGATCAGGCATAATGTCAATTATGTCTATGGGGACTAACTTAATACATGGTGGTGGACTTGATGTCAAAAAAATAAAAGTATTAACTCAAAATAATTACTTAAATAAACTCAATTCTTATAAATTTAAAAACAAAGATGGTGTAATAACTGAGATTACACAAAAAGACACAACACCACAACTTAATTATGAAAGAAACGAATTTGACATAGTTGGTATAACTAAACAGGCAATAGGTTATATTAGTTTACAAAACACTAGAAGACCTATAACTATTAATCCAGAAACAATTACCGCTGTAAATGCACTAATAACTTGCGTTGTAGTAGATGGTGCAGTAGATTCAGGAAAAGTGGCTACATTTAACATTGATACTGCTTTTAAAATTACAGAATCTTCTGTCACTAAAGTTGGTGCAGGAAATATAACCACAACTATACAGAGTGACTTGTCAAGTTTATCTTTTGCATTTGCCTTAGAATATCAATCATTAAGTGGTGGTAAACCTCAATTGATCATTAAAGTAGTTACAACAGGTGCAGATGACTATACTTGTGTTCAATGGGCAGGAAAAATGACAGCAAATACTATAGATATACTTAACTCTAATGTGAGTGCAGGGCAAACAGGTTTAGCATTATATGAATCTGTTTTAACTGTTAGAAACAATATATTACTAGAAGATAATAATGAATTAGCTTGGAATTAACTATGATACATCTAAACGAAATACCAAAGTATATAAATGTTACCTGCGACACGATACCCAAACAAGTAAAATTGATAGGACTTAAAAAAAGATATGGTAATGAATTTATAGACATATTATATGGAAAGTATGAAAAGCATACTAGTTGGAAGAAATTTATTCACAATATAAAGCAAATACTATGGCGAAAAAGATAACTTATGAAATAGGAATGGATACTGCAAAGGCAGAAAAAGGATTGAAGAATGTAGATGATGGTGTAAAGAAAGTTGGTAAATCTACTGATGATCTTAAAAAGAAACAAAAAAAACAAGCAGACGAAAGAGCAAAACAAGCAAAAAACCAACAAAAAGAAAATGAAGATTTAATAGGTTCTATGGGTCTTTTTGGACTTACAGTTAATGGAGTTAAAAAATCTTTTCTTACAATGGGAAAAACTGCAAAATTAGCATTCTCAAGTGTTAAAGCAGGTTTGATCTCTACAGGTATTGGTGCCTTTGTTGTAGCTATTGGTGGTTTAGTATCATATTTTTCAAACACAAAAAGAGGTTCTGAGGAATTAAGAACAGCATTAGGTTTTTTAGGTGGTGCATTTGACAAAATAATGGATTCAGTTATTGTCATAGGTGAATTTATGGTAAAGTTATTTAAAAACCCTCTTGGTGCTTTACAAGATTTAGGAAAAGCAATTTTAAATAACATCATAAATAGATTTATGAGTGTTGTAGAAATGGGTAAAGCTGTTGGTAAAGTATTGAAAGGTATAGCCACCATGGATTTTTCAGCTGTAAAAGAGGGAGTAGAAGATGCAACTAAAGCAGTGTTTCAATTTAGCACAGGATTAAAAGCAGATGATGTGTTAGAGTATGCAGGTGCTATACACTCAACAGCACAAGCATATAGAGAGTTAGAAAATAGAGCAAATGCCTTAAAAGATAGTAATAGGGAATTGAATGTAGAATTTGCTCAACAAAGAGCACAAGTTGCTCAATTGAGATTGATAGCTGAAGATATAACTAAAAGTCAAGAAGAAAGAATTGATGCGGCACAAAAAGCATTTGACATTGAAGATGATTTAATGCAAAAAAGAGTTGCTAATGCAGAGGAAGAATTAAGAATACATCAAGAAAGAATGTCATTAGCTGAAAGCACAGAAGAAGATTTCGACAAAGAGGCAGAATTAATGATCGCACTTGCTAACATTAGGCAAGAATCAGCACAGAAACAAATAGCTATAAATGTAAAACTTAATTCCATTAAACAGCAACAGGCAATGGAAGATAAAAGGTTGCATGATGAAGAAATGGCGAGACAAAAAGAAAAAGAAGAGGCATTAGAAAAAGAGGCAGAACAAATAAAAGAAAACGCAAGAAAAAGGAGAGAGTATCAACAAGAAGTAGCTGAGAATTATGATGAGTTAAGGTTAAGTTATATGTCTATGTTAGACCAAGAATTATATGCCTTAGAAGAAAGATTTGCTAATGAAACTGCAATAATTGAAAGAGCAAGAAATCAAGGTCAAATATCAGAAGAAGAATACCGAGAAATGCAAGATATTGCTTTATATAACTATAATCAAGGTGTCTTGTCAGCAACAGAAGAATTAGCTAATGCAGAATTGGCTATTGAGGCAGATAAGGTAGATCAGATGGTGCAAATGAGATTAGCAACAGCAAGTAGCATTTTGTCATCAATTGATAGCATAGGTGCAACTGCAACTCAAAAAGAAATGGACGCATTAGATCAAGCATACGCAGATGGAAAAATGAGTGAAGAACAATATAATAAAGACAAAGAAAAAATAGAAGAAAGAGCTGTTAAGAGAGAAAAAAGAATAGCAATGTTCAAGTTATTATTAGACACAGCAAGTGCAGTATCTAGTGGTATAGCAGGTGCAATGGCGAGTGCAACAGCAACTGGACCCGGAGCGGTATTTTCTGCACCAGGTTTTGTTGCAAGTATGATCGCATTAGCTATTGGAAGTTTTGCTCAAGGTTATGCTATATTAAATCAAGTTCCTGGTGGTGGTGGTGGAGATAACCCTGCACCTGACACACAAAGCACAGCAGGTGGACAAACACAAGCACCTGTATTCAATCCCGATGCTTTATTACCGCAAAATGTTGATGACACTACCCAACCTGCACCAGTTCAGGCGTTTGTAGTAGAAAATGATATAACAAGCGCACAAACATTAAACCAAGAATTAGAATTCCAAGCAACTTTATAAATACACACTTATAAACAATATGCAAAAAATTATATTTAATAAAACAACTAAACAATGAGCAAAAAGAAATTAGTAGAATTAATAATTGATCAATTCTCAGACAAGTTTGGAGTTCAAGCAATATCATTAGTCGAATTACCTGCAATAGAATCAGATTGGGTTTACTTGTCAAATGACAATTATCTTTCTTTAGCAAAAATAGATGAGGAAAAAAGAATACTTGTAGGTGCAGTATTAATACCTGAAAAAAAGATACCAAGATATGATGCTGAGGCAGGAGAAGAATATGAGGTATATTTTACTGCAGAAACAATAGAAAAGGCAGAGCAATTGTTTATGAAAAACTTAAACGGAAATAATGCTACCTATGAGCATACCGTAGATATAGAGGGATTGTCAGTTGTTGAGAGTTGGATTAGTGAAGATAAAAAATATGACAAGTCAAATATGTATGGTTTTAAAATGCCTGTAGGCACTTGGTTTGTTAAAATGAAAGTTGACAATGATGAAGTCTGGAACAAAGTAAAAAACAATGAGGTAAGAGGTTTTAGTATAGAGGGATATTTTGTAGATCGTATTGAGGAAATGTCAAAAGAAATTATACCACTAACAGAAGATTGCCCTGATTGTTTGGATAAATACACATTGAAAAAAATAGGTAAAATCTTAATGGAAGAACTTATGCCTGTTGCAGAAATGGACGGAGAACCTTTATTCAAAACAAAAGAAGAAGCTGAGTTATATGCAACAACAGTAAAAGGTTGTAAAGGTTATCATGATCATAGTATTAATGGCGAGAAATTATATATGCCTTGCAATGATCATTCTACTGCAACAATGGTTGAGTATGTAGAAGATGAGTTTGGTTATAAAAAGAAAAAAATGAAAAAAAAGTATAAGATGTTAAAGTATGTATCTTATGCGAATACAACAGCTCTAAAACGATATGACCTAAATGAGTGTATAAGAGACATGAGAAAGAAATACGGCTATAAGACACTAGGAAAAGAGGGTAAATGCAAAGATAGATACCTTGCAGATTGTATATGCCGAGAATTAAAATCTAACAGATAAGGAATAAACAAAAAAATTACTAATCATATTTAATAAAACTATAAGAAATGGCTACAACTATTGAAAAAATACAAACTCTACTTGGAAAAGTAACTAAGAACAAAGAATATAAAGTAAAATTCTATGCAGAAAGCAAACTAGATGATGGTAGATTAATTGCAACAGAAGATGAGGCAATAGCTGTAGGTGTAGCTGTGAAAGTATTAGAAGATGATGGTGTTGCATACCCATTAGAGGTTGGTAATTACACATTAGAAGATGGAACAGCATTAGTTGTTGGAGAAAATGGTATAGTTTCACAATATGGCGAAGTTGCTGAGGAAGAAGTTGTAGAAGAAATGAACGAAGAAGAAGTAGTAGAAGAAGTTGCTGATTCAACAGTTGTTGATGAAGTTGCTGAAAAAATAGATAGTGCTACACCTGATGAAGTAACAACTGAGGTAGCAAAAGAAATTGCACAAGAAATAGTTGATCACATGGCTGAAAAAGTTGAGGACGCTGTTGATAATGCTTATGAAGAAGAAACAGAGGAAGTTGAGGAAATGGAAAAGACAGAAATGTCATCAATAGTTGGAGAATTAATGACTAGAATTGATGAATTGGAAACCAAATTGACTAACATAGAAAACACACCTGCAGAACAGGGAGTGACAGTTAACCCAACAGGAGATGACTATGCTTTTTCTAAGCGTCCCAAAGATTTATATGCAAAACAATCTAGAAAGGATGTGTTAAAAATGACAACATCTGAAAGAGCTCAGTTCATGATACAAAACAAAATAACAAGAATCTAAATATATAAACCAATGGCTAATAAAAATTTTCAAGACGACTATAACGAGATTAATCCTAAATTAAGAAAGTATTTTTTCTCAACAACTAACCCTGCTATAACTTCAAGCTATGCAGGAGAATTAGCACTACCTTATTTAAGTGCAAGTTTAAAAAGTGGTAAAACACTTGCAAACAATTGGATAACTATTAAAGAGAATATCCCTTACAAGGCGGTTCTTAAAAATGTTACTAATGCTGATCTAATACAAAATGGATCATGCGACTGGAACACAGGCGGAACAACTACACTTGATGAGCGAGTATTAACAGTAGAAGAATTCATGATCAATACTGAACTATGCAAAGGTAAGTTTAGAAGTGATTGGGAAGCTCTTGCTACAGGTTCACTTTATGATGATAGAATTCCACCAACATTTGAGGAATTTTTACTAGGTATGATTGCTGATGAGGTTGCACAAAAAATAGAAACTACTATTTGGGGTGGTAATAATGCAAGTGCAGGAGAGTTTGAAGGCTTTGCTACAAATGCAGGTATAATTGTTTCAAGTGGTAATGCAATAGCTTCAGGACACGCTTTTACTACAGGAACTAATATTAAAGATAACTTAGATGCTATCTTCAATGACGCTGGTGGTATTATGGCTACAGCACCTGCAATTTTAGATGCTGAGGACTTTACACTATATGTATCTCCTAAGGTAGCTTTATTATACCAACAATACTTAGCATCTGTTGGATATATTAACGAATACTATGTGAATGAAAAACCAATGAACTACATGGGTTATGAGATGGTTGTTTGTCCAGGTATGTTGAATGACAGAATAGTTGCTGCAAGAAAATCTAACTTAGTATTTGGTTGCAACACTATGACAGATATGACTTCTGTGAGAGTTATTGACAGAACACCAATTGATGGATCTGACAATGTAAGAATAGCAATGAGATATTCTGCAGGTATTCAAGCAGGTATTATCGGAGAGACTTTTGTAGTCAAAGAATCATAATAAATTAAATAAGTAAGGGTAGTGTAATAGCTACCCTTTAACCATAAAAATAATAATAAATGGCTTGCACACTTACAAAAGGAAGAACACTATCTTGTCAACAGGCAATAGGTGGTATAAAAAGAGTATACTTTTCTCCATGGTCTAAAGATTATTGGACAGGACTCACTTATGATCTAACAGATGTTTATACTATAGATGATGTTACCGCTACTACTTTACAACAATATGACACTAGACCTAACCTTTCACAAATGACAGTAACTATTGCTAATGGTGATGCTACAGCAGGAACACCTGCTTTTTATGATCAAGCATGTGACTTAGTTTTACAGAAATTAGATGTAGAAAGTTTACCATATTTAAAAGAAGTTGGCGATGCTCGGACAATTGTTTGGGTATTAGATATGAATAATAAAGTATGGGTTTTAGGATTGAAACATGGCGCAAGAGTAACTGGTGGAACATTGGTAACAGGAACAGCAAGAGGAGATATGTCAGGAATGACAATATCTATTTCTGCACAGGAAGAAGAACCTATGTTCTGTGTAAAATGGTCAGCTAGTGATACTGAAACGACTGCAAATTATCCTTTTGCACAACTTTCTACTCCTGGAAACATTACAATAGGAGCACAGGTTACTCCTGCATAATAAAAACTATATTCTGTTTTTTTAGAAAAGAGGGCACACTTGATCAGTGGTTAGTCCTCTTTTTTAGTATATTTATACACAAAGAAACAATTTTTACTAATTTATATTTAATAAAAGACTAGTTATGTTAAAAGTTAAAACAAAATACTTAGAACAAAAGCCACCACACAGCAAAGTTAGATTAGGCGAGTATTCGCAGAGAGATTTACAGAATTTGCCTGATTATTTAAAAAACGAGTATTGTGTAGTTGTAAAAAAAGATAAAAAGAAATGAAATATAAAGTAAAAGAAAAATATAATGACATTTCTTTTCCTTATATATTCTTAAATGATGAAGCAATAGAATCTAAACTATCACAATGGGAGATAGATAATTGTTTTGATAAGATTGAATAATGACTCAAAATTGGAATTTTAACTACTTATCGCCACCTTTTGCAGAGTATATGTATCTACCTATAACTATGCCTGATTTTTTAAGAAAAATTACAGAATCTATTACATATGATCCATCATTAACTACTCAAATAACTTATCCTTATTTTCTTATTAGAGTTCACAATTTAGCAACAGGTGGAACTGTGGAATGTTATCCTGCGCTGGGTCCTTTTGTAGTAGAAAATACTTATGCTATAATGTATATCTTTGCTTTTGATAATTTAGGGGGTATTTCTTATGATGTTAATTACCACAATGGGTTTGTAAATGTTCAAGCCTTTGGTGGAAATTTTTTGAAAATAGAGGTTATAGAAATGACAAGTAAAGTTCTAGATTTTTGGGCAATAGATAATTACGAAAAAGGAGTGGTATGGAGTGGTATGGCTAATTTTAAAAATGCTCAAAACCCTGACACTGAATTTAAAGAGTATGGCGAAGAAATAAATAATACTCATAATTCAACTACACCAGTTTATAAAGAATATAAAACTAATGGATAATGGCTAAAAATAAAACTGAATTTTCGGTATATAACTTAACAGAATACAACATACCATCTATAAGAGAAGATTATGGTAAGGAGTGGGTATCATTTGGAGATGACAATTTATATCCTCAATACTTAATAGAGTTATATACTGGATCATCAATACATAGTGCAGTTGTTAAAGGTGTTTCTTCTATGATTTATGGCGAGGGACTAGATGCAACTGACAAAGATGAAAGTCCTGAGAAGATGGAATCATGGTTAAAATTACAAACCTTATTAACCTCTAGTCCTGAATGTTTAAAAAGATTAGCATTTGACTTAAAATTGCATGGTATGTGCTATGTCAATGTAATTTGGAACAAACCTAGAACAAAAGTAGCACAAATAAAACACATACCTGCACAATATATCCGAGCAGGTAAATGCGATCACACTGGCGAGATACCTTATTATTATTTTAGTAGTGATTGGTCGCAACCAAGAAGAAAAGAATTTAAACCTTACACTATTCCTGCATTTAATTCTAATGATCGATCACAGGCAAGTCAGATTTTAGCTATTAAAGATTATTCTCCAAGTAGTATTTTTTATTCTACACCCGATTACCAAGGTTCTACTTCATATATTCAACTAGATTTAGAGATTGCACAATTTCACTTGTCAAATATAAAGAGCGGATTGTTTCCTAGTGCAATGCTAAATTTTAACAATGGTGTTCCAACTGCAGAAGAAAGAAAAGTTGTAGAAAGAAAGATATATGAGAAGTTTGGTGGTAGTGGAAATGCAGGTAAATTATTAATAACTTTCAATGATGGAACAGAAACTAAACCTGAAATTACACCAATCCAAACAAACAACGCAGATGAGCAATATAACTTCTTATCACAGGAAACTACTAAGAAAATACTTACAGGTCATAGGGTTACTTCGCCCTTATTATTTGGAGTCAAAGGAGATGGATCAGGGTTTGGAAACAATGCAGAAGAATTAAGGGATAGTTATAGTTTATTTTCATCAAGTGTTATAGCGCCTTTTCAGAGCACTTTATTGTCTGGTTTACAAAAGATATTTGCTGTCAACGAAATTCACTTAGACCTGTTCTTTATTACCTTAAAACCTGCAGATTTCTTAGACCTAGATATTATAGATACTATTTCCGAAGAAGAACAACAAAAAGAGGGAGTAGAAGCTGATCTTTCAAAAAATGAAACATCAATAATAGTTAAAGATGACAACGAGAAAGTTTGTTTAGATTATTTTGATGAAGTAGGAATCACTTTAAATAAAGAGGAATGGTTTGAGGGATTAACAGAACAGATTAGTTCAGGAAAAAATCTTGCAAAGTATCATGAGTTCGCTTATGCACCTGCAGGAACACCAAACAAGATATCTGAATGGTCAGATATAGGTATGTTTAGATTATTATATCGCTACTCTACCAACTTGTCATCTAATAGTAGATTGTTTTGTCAAAAAATGGTTGCAAAATCACAGGCAGGAACTATGTATAGTTTAGATGACTTATTCAAAGCATCTACAAAAGCAGTAAATAAAGGTTTTGGTCCTGGCGGATCAAATACTTATGATATATTTTTATATAAAGGAGGACCCAATTGCAAACATTACTGGGAGAGAGTTTGGTATTTTAGACGACAAGTTCCTAAGGGTGTTGTATTTGTTGACATGGATGGAAAAGAATACACTGAGGGCGAATTTTTACCAAACGGAACACTTAATCAATTTAAAGAGGTATCAGAATCATTTGCTTATGGCGAGGGAGTTACACCGCCTGTGAATGATGACAAGGCAAGAACAATGCCTTACTGGATGCCTAATCATGGATATTTAAACCCTAGATAATATGGCTTTACTTAACTCACTTTTTATAAACTCTGCAATAGTAAAAGAGCAATCTCCAATCTCAGGTAGTGTAGATAATAAACTTATCTCTCCTCAGATTCACATGGCTCAAATTAAATATATTTTACCAGTATTAGGAACAGATTTATATAACAGATTTTCTAATGACATAAAAACCAACACTAATATAACTGGTAATTATAAAACACTTTTAGAAGATTATATTATACCCTCATTGATTCAGTTTACTATAGCAGAACTTTTGCCTGTTATGAGATTAAGATTTGTAAATAATGCAATTACAGTAATGAATAGTGAACAATCAACAGGTGCTAGTTATGATGACATAAAACCGATCATAAATAAATACTTAGATATGGGCGAGTTTTATAGACAAAGATTAATAGATTATTTAACTGACAATTCAACTCTATTTCCTGAGTATTCATCTAATACAGGTAGCGACCTTAATCCAACAACTGAAAATTATTACCCAGGTTTAAACATTGAAGGCACAACTGATAGTAAAAATTTACAATTAAAGTCAGTTATTTCTGCTATGGGAATAAAAGGAACTGGTATATGTTAAAAGGTAATAATAATAATTGGCGGAAAAATATCCGTAAAAATGAAAACAGACTAAAAAAATACTTAACTAAATTAGATAAATATGGCGACAAGATTATCTCAAATAACTGCATTAAACGAGACACCTGCAAGTGATGACTTTTTAATGATAGTGGACAAGTCGGACACTACCTCATCTGCAGATGGAACAAGTAAAAAAATAGATAATAAGTTTATTATACAAACTACAACAGTAGACATTAATAATGCTCAATGGTTAGCACTTTCAACTACAGGTATTGAAATAGTGCCTACACCAGGTTCAGGTTTTGCAATTATTCCTATAGCTGTATATGCAATTTATACTGAGGGTGCTACCCCTAACACTGCAAGTTTAAATTCTACAATAGGATATATAAACAACAACATTACTTACTATTGGGATCAGAATAGATTTTGGATGGATAGTCCATCTTATACAAGTGGAGCTTTTATATATAGTGGTGGTAATCCATCGAGTAGAGGAGTATCTATACCGGGTGATAATATAGCTAATAAACCTCTATTTTACTACACTACAGTTCCACCCTCAAGTGGATCATGCACAGGTGTTCTAAAAATTCAAACCACTTATAGAATTGTCAATGTATAAATATCTAATTTTTATATTATTACTTCCTTCATTATGTTGTAGTCAATTTTATAAATACTCAACTATATATGCAGGTGGTAGTTTAAATGCTACTGCACCGCCTATTGAAACATACGAGTATTTAAATAATCAATTAATAGAAACAACTAACGAAAATGGTTATAACTATAGATATCAAATAGGTATTAAAAAAATATCAAGGTATAAATGGGAAAAAAAACCCAAGTTTTATTATGATGGTCAAGAAAAGAATGCAAGTATTTTTAGATCGCCTGTTGATCGGTTTGAGTATCTTGCACAATATGAAAAAATAAAAGACAGAGGTTTAGAATTTATTAACCATGATTTATGGTTAAGGTATGTTGGAAACAATTATGTAGCAAAAATACAACAATCTAGAAATGGTTATGTTGACTTGCAATATAAAGCAATAGATTTACGCCTTAAGCACGATTTTAAGGACATTAGAGCGACTATTGGTGCAATTGTAAGGAATTATCCCATCTACAACATAAATGCTTTTAAAAACGATTATCCTAACTACAACAATTTTAATGCTACAATTAATCAACTTGGATATGTTTCAGAATCATCTTTTATAGATGCAAATTATAATGGTTTTATGGATCGGTGGGAACAGGCACAAACATTATGGTTAAATGCTGATGGAGATACTATTGCTAATTCAACAGGACAAATGCAAAACATTTATTCTAACATTGTATCTGACTATAACAGAGAGTGGATTGATCAACAAGGAAACCAAAATACTATATCTGCAGTATTGGGTTTGTCATATTACAAAAATATAGACAATATCTTTGTCCTTATTTATGGAAATTACCTTTTCTACAATTATGGTTTAACTGAATACGCAACTACAACTAACGATTATGACTTAGGTATTATAGGAAACTTAAAATTATCTAAATGGTTATCGTTTTATTCTCAATTGAATTACTTAAGGTATTTTGATAGAGAGAACTACACAATTAACTTTGGAATTAACTTTATAATTATATAAAATGAAATTATTAAATAAAATAAAAGACACTTTTTTAAACGCATTAGAAAGCAAGAAATTTTGGTATGCAGTTATAGCAATTTTTTTATTGTTTTTTTCTGACAATATGGGTATAAGTGATCAAGCGGTAAACAATGTAGTATTAATAGCAATAGCTTTACTTGTAAGTCAAGGCATAGCAGATAATAAATGTAAAAAATGAAAATAAACGAAAAGTCGGAATTCACACTTGATTTAAAAACTATTATAATGGTAATTGGTTTTATTATTGGTATGTCTACAACTTATTTCACATTACAAGCTGACATAGAAGAAGCTAAAAAATTACCTAAACTACCTATCTCAGAAAAAGAATTTCAACTAAAAGATGAGTTAATTAGAACTACCATCATGAGCAATGCTGAAAGGTTAGAGAAAATAGAAAATAAAATAGACAAGTTGGATGAGCGACTTTACGAACTTAATAATTAGATTATGAATGTAGGACAGACATTAATTATACTCTTAGGATTCTTTGTTTTTGCTATTGGTTCATGTAGTGGTCAGGTGTCAGTTATTCATTTTAATAGCGAATGGAACGCAGAAAATTCTTTTGATATTTCTACACTAAAAGATTGTAAGATTCAGAATATAACCATCTGTCATAGTCCTGAGCTACAAGAACAGCATAATATAGTGTCTGTTCCTACGATCATACTTTTTGAAAATGGGGAAGAAGTAAAAAGATTCCAAGCAAATTTAATGATGGAATTGAAATGTAAACTTAAAGATATACAAACAGCAATAGACAAAATTTACTTAGCTAAATTCGAATGAGATTATCTAAAAATTTTACTTTAAAAGAATTGACAAGGTCTGCAACAGCATTAAGATTAGAAATAAATAATAGTCCTGACATCATTGCTCTTGATAATTTACAAGATTTAGTAAATGATTTATTGCAACCATTAAGAAACATAATAGGTGCTATTAGAATAACATCAGGATATAGAAATGCAGAACTCTGTCTTGCATTAGGTAGCAAAAAAACAAGTCAACACACTAAAGGACAAGCGGTAGATATGCAATATGTCAAAGGTGGTAAAATGAATAATAAACTATTAATGAATACCATAGTTGAAAACTTTGAGTTTGATCAACTAATAAATGAGTTTGACTATTCTTGGATACATTGTTCTTATAAATGCAAAGGAAATAGAAATCAAATTTTAAAGGCATACAAAGAAAACGGAAAAACAAAATACATGGATATAACTCATCAATACAAAACACTATGAAATTTTTAAGCAAGATATTTGGTAATATGTCTTTAGATGTGAACAACTTAGTTGATAACATAGTTACCACTGATGAAGAACGAAAAGAATTAAAGATTAAATTCAAACAATTAGTATTAGATGCACAGGCAAATGCTGAGGAACAAATTACTCGCAGGTGGGAATCTGACAACAAAGCAGGTTGGTTACCTGCAAACATCAGACCTCTGACATTAGCCTTTTTAGTTGTATCTACTATCTTATTGATATTTATTGAGGGAGGAGTAATAGATTTTAATGTCAAGGAAAATTGGATTGATTTACTGCAGTTGGTTTTAATTACGGTGATAGGTGCTTACTTTGGTGGGCGAAGTTTTGAAAAAATAAAAGCAAAATAAAAGACAAAAGGGATCATAGATTAAGATTAACAAAGTCAGAACATGACTTAATAAAAAATAGACGAGATAATACAATCAGTAATATCTTAGTGGTCGGAGATTTGCATGAGCCATTCTCATTAGATCAATACCTAATCTGGTGCAAAGAAAAATATAAAGAATATAATTGTAATGAGGTAGTTTTTATAGGCGACATCATAGACAATCATTTTTCCTCATATCATGAGTCCTCAGCTGATGGAATGGGTGGAGCAGATGAGTTAGAATATGCAATTAAAAGAATATCAAGGTGGAGAGATGCTTTTCCTGTTGCTACTGTAGTAATAGGTAATCATGATAGAATGGTCATGCGAAAGGCACAAACTTCTGCTATCCCCTCTAAATGGATTAAAACATATAAAGAAGTATTAGAGGTTCCTTATTGGAATTTTGTTGAAAGATACGAAAAGAATGGTGTTCAGTTTTGTCATGGAGAGGGTGGAACAGCGAGGACTAAATGCAGGGCTGACATGATCAACACAGTGCAAGGACATCTACATACTCAAGCATATTGTGAACATTATGTTGGTCAAAATTTCCGAGTGTTTGGCTTACAGGTCGGTTGCGGTATTGATTGGGAAAGTTATGCAATGGCTTATGCTAAGTATGGAAAGAAACCAGCCATTGGTTGTGCTGTCATTTTGAATAATGGAAAATTACCAGTAAATTTATTAATGAAATTGTAAACTATGAAAAGATTTATTTTTTCTCCTAAAGCAATTTATACATATAGCGAAATAGACAACGAGTTAAAAAGGCTATTGCATGAATTAAGCGTAGAGGAGAAGTTAGACTTACTCAAGTATTACCACACACAGTAAAAGTGTTGACATATAAGTGGTTTTAATATGTCTATCTAAGGCATATAAGGAATCTTTTGCTTTTTTTTTCATCATCTCACATCATATAACTAAAATTTTTTTTATTTTTCTTGGGTAAAATTTGGATTATATATAAAAGTTTCTTTATATTTGTGTAAACAAAAAAGAATATAATAAACTAAGAAAATGAAACCAATTAGAATAACATTTTATCATTATCATTTAGTAGAAATGATAGCTGAAGGGATTTATTACAATAAAGGGATTAAGAGAATATCTAAAAAACAATGTAAAGAATGGATTAAAGGTAGTTTAAGTTGTTTTGGTAGTGGTGGAGCAAAAGATTTTAACTTTTCAGATGAGGATTACAAATTAGCAGAACAATTAATTAAAAAATATAACTTATAATAATAAGGGGGTGAAATTCCCCTTTTTTTAAAACACAATAACATGTTAAATTTTACAAAATACAATAGCAAAAGAGTTTATAATAGTTTAAGAGAATCATACGATCTAAATAAACCAATCAATTTTAGAGATTTAGATTATATATGCAACAATTCATTAGACTTAGAATTAAATCAAAAATTTATTAATAGCTATAATGATCAACAGTGTTTCTCATTTTTAGATATGGCTGATCTTAGAGCAGAATTTAAACTATGTAATCAGTAAATAAAAATAATTTTATATTTATTCGAGATAATTTGGATAGTATATAAAATAATGTTTATATTTGAGTATAATTTTAAAATAGAATATCATGAATACAGAATTACTTACACCTACACAATATAAAAAAGTTAAAATGTCATTAGATCAGTATGCAGTTGGTAGAGTTGCAATGACTAAATTTATTGAATCATTGAAAGAAAAGGAAGTTTTTTGGCTTGATCGTTTAAATGCATCTAACACAGAATTAGAAGTTAAAGACAATCAATTTTGGTTAAAAACAGTTAGAAAGCAATTGTTAGATATGCAAGATTTGGTTAAGATAATGGATAAAACAGAATTAATAACTGAGCATAAACTATACTAAGATGAGTTACTTAGAAGATAAGATATATAAACATCAATATATAAAAGAGGGAGAAAGCGATTGTTGTAGAGCAGGTATTTATATAGATGTAATGATTTGTTCAGAGTGTCAAGATCATTGCGATCATGCACCAAAATTGTGCGGATATTGTGGAGATGAGTTATACAATGAAGAATCAGACGACTCACTAGAATTTTGTTCCGATGATTGTTGGAAAGGTTATGAGTGGGAAACATTTAAAAAAGATTAATTTAAAATATAAAAACAGATGAAGTATTTACAAGATTACATGAATAAAGGACAAGATAAATTGTTCAAAGAAAAAAAAGTATTTTTTGCTTTTAATAATGATCAATTAGATGAGGGCATAAAGAAACACAAGTTAAAGGGTGTTAAGTTAGTGTCTATGGGGCAGGGAATGTATTGTCCTAAAAGTAATGCAGGACAAGTGTTGCAACGCTTAGACGAAATATATAGGGCAGGAATAGAGCAAGACATTAATGATCATGGAATAGATAAGATAATTTTGCGAGAATTATTGAACCATGAGGCATTTTATGTTGGAGATGTTGCAGACACGAAAAGGAAGTTAATGGATTACCCTATTACAGAAGAACAGATAATAGAAATTTACTATAAAAATTATGAGAAATATGCTTAAAATTAATTTGAAAACAGAGAAAGAATTGCAATCTTACATTAGATTAGCAATGCAAAAAGAAACAATAAATAAGAAGAATTTAGCATTTATGTTAGATATAAGTTATCCAACAGTGTTAAAGTATTTAGAGAACCCAGAAGAATTAAGTATTAAAAAATTAAGATCAATATGTAAGGTTCTCCTTATTGATCTTAAAATAACCTTAAATAAAGAACAGAATTATGATCAAAACATCTAAAGTAGCCAGAGTAACTGGTAATGGAACTTGGGAAGGCAAGTTTGGACTAATGTATAAGTTTGAAATTGAAATGGAAAACGGAGACTTAGGAGAAAACATGTCAAAATCTCAAGAATGTAAATTTAAAGAGGGAGAAACAACTGAGTATGAATTTATTGATGGTCAATATCCAAAAATAAAACCTGTTAATAATTTCCAACCTAAAGCAAATTATTCAAGTAGTGGATCAGATGTGCAAGAAAACATAAGATGGGCTCAAAGTTTAAATATAGCTAATTTGCAATTATGTCATAAATTAATAACTAATTCAGAAGTAGAAGAAGTTGCAGTAGAATGGTATAATAGGTTAAAAAATGGAAAACCTGAAATTTTACCTTTCTCATGAGAGCGACATATTTGAAACACAGTAAAAAGCCATCACAGTATGGTGGCTTTTTTTACTATATATTTTTAAAGGGCGAAGATGGTAAAAGTTATAGGACTTGCATAGGAGATAATTTTAGAAACTTTTTTAAGTGGAGCAACATTTTGCACCATGCAGAAAGTGGAGATGAAATTTTAAATCTCAGAACAAAGTTATATAAAGGTAAACCAATCATTGATGCCGATAGTAATCCAACATTAAAAAAGATAGAAATATGAAACAGACATACTTTCCGCATGATTCAAATGCGAGGAACGATATAAAAGTCGTTAGATTAAGAAAAGATTTAGGTTTAGAGGGATATGGTATTTACTTTTGTTTGTTAGAAATGTTATTTTCAGACAAGAACATGATCAACATTGATGACATAGATACCATAGCATTTAGTTTACAATGCGAAAGCAAGGTTTTAAGTGCAGTAATTAAAAATTATGATCTCTTTGTTGTTAATGACAATTCTTTTTATTCTGCTCGTTTAAATGAAACGATAGGACAAATAGTAAAAAAGAGTGCAAGAGCTTCTGAAAATGCTAAAAAAAGATGGGAAAATAAGCAGTCGCATAGCGAGGGCAATACTATTAAATTAAATAATAGTAAATTAAATAACATTAAAACAGATAAAATAAAACAAGAAAAACTTTTAGAAAAACGATCAATTGCTTTTAAGAATGAAGTTTATAGTTTAGATGCTTCAGAAGAAGATAAAAAGAGTTTCTATGATTATTGGAGCGAACCTAATAAATCTAACACAAGATTAAGGTTTGAATTACAACAAACATGGAGTTTGAAAAGAAGAATGGATCGTTGGTCTAATTCACAATTTAATAAGTCAAGTAAAAATAAATTTCCTGATTATTGGGATAAAGAGTTTAGCAGAAAATTAGATGATGAATCTAAGCGAACAGAATACTATGATCATTTAAAGTCATTAGGGTGGTCGAGTGTTTACTCTCCAAATGCAGGAATGGTGTGGACTAAAAAGAAAAGTTATGAGTCAAGTATTTAGGTTTTGCTGTAGGTGTGTTAGAATGTCATTGATCAAAGAGGGTAAATGTATGTTCTGTAATGGTAATTTTTATTTAAAAGGAATTAATGATGACATGCACATCCGAAAGAATAGAAAACATGAAAAAACACACTAAGGTTTATATGCAACACTTTGGATATGTATTAGATGACTTTATTGAGTGCGAGGTATGTAGACAAAGGGCGGTAGATATTCATCACATAGAGCCACGAGGAATGGGGGGTAGTAAAAAAAAAGATTTTATTGCTAACCTTGTGGCTTTATGTCGATTATGTCATATAAGAGCAGAGAAAGAAAAAGATTTTAATGAAATAGTAAAAGTAATACACCTTACACATTTAAAACATTATGAGGACTAAAGAATATCAATTACAGAAAAATGTTATTAAATGGATTAATCTTAAATATCCTAAGTTATTATATTGTGCAAGTGCAGGTGGTGTTAGGACATCATTTAAACAGGCGGTAAAAATGAAAGCAACTGGATATATAAAAGGCTTTCCTGATTTGTTTATATATGAACCAGTAGATCCATATCATGGTTTAGCAATTGAAATTAAAATAAAAAAAGGTAGACCTACTAAACATCAAATAGATTGGCGAGATAAATTGAATCATAGAAATTATGTTGCAGAAATAACTTATGGTTTTGATGAAACAATAGAAGTAATAGAAAGATACTTGTCAGGCAAAATATCAGAATTAAATGTTGAATAATCCAAAAATTAAACCAACTTTTTTTAATACTAGAAAATATGGTTTACACTGGAACTATACAGATACTAACAATTGGTTGTTAACAATTATTACCGAAAATAACGAAGAAAGTAATTTTATTTTTAGAGATTTGAAACAATTAAAGAATCCTTTCTCATTGATTAGAGAAAGAATTGGAAGTGTGAAATATACAGAATATAGCAAGATATCTAAAGCAGAATATGATATGTTATTAAATATAGGAACACCAACACTTTATAAGTTTTGTCAAAATTAGATGACTTTTTTACTAAAAATTATGATAAGTTATTATCTATATCTAAAACAATAACAGGCTCTAAGCATTTAACAGAAAAAACTACAGATGCAGACGACCTACTACATGAAACGGTAGAAATAGTATATAAAATTGATCCTAAAAAAATAACTAAACTAATAAATGATGAGAAGTTAATTTTTTTTATAGTCAGAATAATGATCAATCAATTTCATTCTAGCACCTCTCCTTATTATTACAAATATAAAAAGTATTATAAGCATGTAAATATGAATTATAACACCAGTATTCTATGGACAGAACATTGGTTAAATAATATAGAACAAACTGACAATATAAAAGAGAAAATTAAAACAGAAGAACAGTTAGAAAAGATAGAAAAACAATTGAAAGAATATAACTGGTTTGATGCTGAGGTATTTAGAGTTTACTATCTTTTAAATCATTCTTTAAATACATTATCTAAAGAAACAGGCATAAATAGAAATACTTTGTATAAATCAATTACTAACATTAAAAACAAACTTAAAGATGAAAATTGAAGACATAATAGTTGCAATAACAACAGGAACAGTTTTAGTTTTATTAGCATTAGCGATATGGTAGAAAAAGGATTAGGAGATAAAATAGAAAAATTTACTGAGTGGAGCGGTTTAAAAAAATTAGTTAAATCTGTCTTTGGAGAAGATTGTGGATGTGATGAAAGAAAGAAAAAACTTAACCAAATGTTTCCAAACTTTAAAAATTTAAGATCATTTAATGAATCAGAAAAAAAGATATTTGAGGAAATTTTACCAGTTGTTGAGAAAAAAAACATGATCAATCCTGATGAGAAAAAAACCTTGTCAGTATTATATAAAGCGGTATTTAAAGAGCAACCTCAATGGTCTAGTTGTGGTAGTTGCAATGTGAAAGTATTAGATAATTTAAAAAAAATATACTCTAAGTCATGCAATACAAAATAAAAAAGAAATACCACTTTTACGCAGGACACAGAAACGAAAATTTAAAAGATAAATGCTTCAATTTACATGGACACACCTATTATATTAATATGTTTTTTAGTTTTGATTATGACAATAAAACAGGTATAACTTTTTTATTTAGTGATATAGATAAAATAGTTGATCCAATAATTAAAGAATTAGATCACTCGTTATTAATACACAGAAACGATCCATTGCTTAAATATATTAATCTGTTCTGCAAACAAGAAAAAACGAATCTTAAGTTGTTCATCATGGACAATACTACAAGTGCAGAAAATTTATCTAAGATGATATTTAAAAAAGTCAACAAACATTTACCAATTAAAAAAATAACCTTACAAGAAACAACATCAAGTATAGTTAGTTATGAACTTAGCAATTAGCGAACATTTTTACTCAATACAAGGCGAGGGCAAGACAATGGGAATACCTGCAGTTTTTTTAAGATTAACTGCTTGCAACTTAATGTGCGGTGGTAGAGGAACGGAAAAAGATTTTAAACTTCACAATGGCGCAACTTGGAGATGTGATAGTATAGAGGTATGGAGAACAGGCAGAAAATTACCTATAGAAGAAGTCGTTGCTGAACTCATGCAATATGAAAAAGATTTCTATAATGGTGCACACCTAATAATAACAGGCGGAGAACCATTATTACAGCAAAAAGCACTAGAACCTTTTATAGAAATGCTTGTTGATCATTTGGGTTATAAGCCATTTATTGAAATTGAAACTAATGGAACAATAACTCCTAAAGGAAAACTATTTACTTATATCGATTTATATAACTGCAGTCCAAAACTATCAAATAGTGGAGAAGATTTAAAAAGAAGATATAAACCTGACACATTAAACTTTTTAAATTTGACAAGAAGTATATTTAAGTTTGTAGTTAGTAATGAAGATGATCTAAGCGAGGTTATGTCAATAGTAGATAAATGCAATATATTTCCAAATAAAGTTTATCTAATGCCCTCTGCTAGTGATCAAAACGAACTAAAACAAAACACAAAACAAACAGTAGAATGGTGCATGAAGTATGGATTTAATTTTTCTACAAGATTACAAATAATAATATGGAATCAAACAACAGGAGTATAGTTATATCTTGGTCAATGGTATATACTGCAATTGACAGTATACTAAACCAATTAGACAATAAAAAGCATAAGGTGTATGGTATACCAAGAGGCGGACAAGTTGTTGCAGGTATGCTTGGTTTTTGCAATGAAAAAATAGAGGTAGTTAATGCACCAGAATTAGCTGACATTATAGTAGATGACTTATACGATAGTGGAAAAACTTATCAACATTGGAAGAAAATGTATCCTGAAAAAGATTACTATTTTTTATTTGATAAAAGAAATAGAAAGTTCATAAATCATTGGTTAGTATTTCCTTGGGAACATACAGGCAAAAAAGAGGTAGAGGATAATGTTGTTAGATTATTACAATACTTTGGACAAGACGCTAATAGAGAGGGATTGAAAGAAACACCTAAAAGATATATAAAGTTTTGGAATGAGTTTTTAAGTCCACCTGATTTTAATCCAACTACTTTTAGTGCAGAGGGTTATGACCAAATGATTATCCAAACAAACATACCTTTTCATAGTGTATGCGAACACCACTTAGCACCGTTCTTTGGAACAGGATATATAGCATATCTTCCTGACAAAAAAATAGTAGGATTAAGTAAATTAGCAAGGACATTAGAAAAGTATAGTCGCAGATTACAAAATCAAGAAAGAATAACAAATCAAGTAGTAGATTATTTGATGAAAGTATTAGAGCCAAAAGGGGTAGGATGTGTTTTGAAAGCAAAGCACATGTGCATGGAAATGCGGGGGGTTAAAAAGCATGGAACATACACGACTACCTCAGCTCTAAGAGGTGACTTTTTAAAGAAACCTATTAAAGATGAATTTTTTAAATTAATGAAGTCATGACAAGTATAGTAGTAAAGTTAACTTATGCAGGTTTGCACTGTTGGAAAGATTGTCCTCTTGAAGAAGTTAAATACTTAAGAGATATGCACAGGCATACTTTTTATATAACTTGTAAGAAAGAGGTTAATCATGATGACAGAGAAATAGAAATAATAATGTTTAAAGAGCTGATTATCAAATACTTAGAATCAAAGTATAATGGTAATTTTGGAACAATGAGTTGCGAGATGATTGCAAGAGAGTTAATGATCGAGTTTGACTTAAACTATTGTCAAGTGTTAGAGGATAACGAAAACGGAGCAGAGATATGCAAAGAATAATATATTTACCATTAGAACATATAGACATGAGATACACTGTTTATTTAGACAGAATTATAACTGACTATTTAGATAAGAACAATTATGACTATATAAAAGTTTATCCTAACATAGAAAAAAGAGAAATAAAAGATGGTAGTTTTTTAGATGCACCTACAACAATTGAGTTTAAATCTAAACAAATAGCAGAAATATCTAAGATGTATTATAATAATACTATAAGAGATGGAGACATAATTTTTACTTCTGACATATGGTTTCCTGGTATTGAAAGTATTGCTTATTTAAATTACTTTACTAAAAAGAATGTAAAATTAAGAGGTTTTTTACATGCAGGTAGTTTTACAGATACAGATTTTGTCAGAGACATGGAGAGATGGGCAAAGAATTTTGAGGACATGGTGTTTGATATAACAGACAAAGTGTTTGTAGCTTCAAATTTTATTAAAAATGATGTCATTAAAAAAAGAATAATCAATGAAGATAAGTTAATAGTGACTGGTTTGCCCTTGGATAAAGACAATTATATTAAATACAGACAAAATGCAAAAGAAAATATAGTCATATTTAATGGTAGAAATGTTGATGAGAAACAACCTTGGCTATTTGATGAATTAGAAAAAAAGGTAGTTCAAAGATATGGGCAGGCAATTAAAGGTTTTAAATTTATAAACACTCATAAAAATAATTACTCAAAAGATGATTATTATGAATTATTAGGCAAATCAAAAGTAGTAGTTAGTTTTGCATTGCAGGAAAATTTTGGAATAGGAATCAATGAAGCAGTAGAATTAGGTTGCATACCTATCTTACCAAATAGATTAGTTTATACTGAATTTTATAGTAAAGAGTATTTATACACTAATTTTACTGAGTGTGTAGATATGGTTGTAAGTGCATTAGAGGGCGAATTAGAACAGACATCACCTAATTATTATTTTGACATAACTAAATGGTTTAAATGAAAATATACTTAGCAGGAGTAGAGGGCGGAGATTCCTCAGAATTAAAGGGATCAATTGATTATGCTTTTTATAGTTATTACTATATGCGTAATAGTAAGAAAAAGTTAATTGATGGCGCAAAAGATTATCACAAGATAGTATTTGTTGATAGTGGTGCTCATACATTTTTTAGTGAAGATGAAAGTTTAGCTAATGCAGGAGTGCATTCTAAGAAAAGCAAAACAAAAGAAACACCAGAAGATTATTTTAAAAAATATGTCATTTGGTTAAAAAAGAACTACAAACATTATGACTATTTTGCTGAATTAGATATAGGCGAAATTGTAGGACAAGATAAAGTAAGAGAATGGAGAGAAACATTAAAAAAGAATGGTTTATATTCTAAGTGTGTAAGTGTATACCACCCCTCAGTAATGTCAATGAATGACTATAAAAACATGCTAAAGGATAGCGAAAGCAAGTATATAGCATTAGAGGGGGATAGGAGTAATAGAAAAAGATTACCATATAATAAACTAATTAAGATTGCCTATGATCAAGGAGTAAGAGTTCATGGTTTCGCAATGACAAAAAGAGAAGTGTTAAAAAAATATCCATTTTATTCAGTAGATAGCACAACATGGAAAGCAGGAGTGCAGTATGGAACTATACCATATTTCAATAAAACATTTGTAGAAAAAATTGATTTTGGAAAAAACATAAAAAAAGAAAAACTACTTAAAATAATAAAAGATATAGATTTAGATAAACTATATTGTAAAGATAAAAAAACAGCAAGGCATTATTTACTACACTTAGGAATAAAGGCATATAAATTAGCAACCAAATACTATACTAAATTATGGGAACAAAGAAATATAAAATGGGGTTTATAGAAATACCTACTGAAAAGTTAATTAAAGCAGATTGGAATTACAAAACAGAAGATCCTGCAAAACAAGAAAAATTAACTGAAAACATTAAGAGAAACGGACAGATAGAAAATATAATAATAAGAGAATTAGATACTGGGTTCTTTGAAGTAGTAAATGGTAATCATAGATTAAGTGTTTTAAAGGCATTAGATATAAAAAGTGCACACTCATATAACTTAGGAAAGATAACACAAGCACAGGCAATGAGAATAGCAATTGAAACAAATGAGACAAAGTTTGATACTGATAGTATAGTGTTAGCAGAAAGAG